AAGGAGCTCTTGTCACAGGTCAAGCAAGCTGCTACAATGTTGGGTATGAACCCAGCGGACGTGAACCCGCAGTTCTATGAGGGTCTCAAAAATCAGGTGTCTGAGATGATCAACGCCCTTGACTGAGACCTAAATACTGTGCTACGATCATACAGTGGCACACACAACAGTACACCAAAATACGGAGAACACACATGTCATTTGCATCCCTCAAGCAGTCCAGCTTCACTGATCTTCTGTCGAAGGCAGAGAACCTTAACAAGACTGAGACCAAAGGCGGTCCCGATGAGCGCCTCTGGAAACCTGAGGTAGACAAAGCAGGTAACGGTTACGCGGTCATCCGCTTCCTCCCTGCTCCCGAGGGCGAAGACCTGCCCTGGGCACAAGTTTGGAGTCATGCCTTCCAGGGTCCTGGTGGTTGGTATATCGAGAACTCCCTGACGACTTTGGGCAAGAAAGATCCTGTCTCTGACCTGAACAGGCAACTGTGGAACTCTGGTCTGGATTCTGACAAAGAGGTTGCACGTAAGCAGAAGCGTAAGCTGAACTACTACAGCAACATCTACGTCGTGAAGGATCCTGCCAACCCTGAGAACGAGGGTAAAGTGTTCCTCTATCGCTTCGGCAAGAAGATCTTCGACAAGATCATGGAAGCAATGCAACCTGCCTTCGAGGACGAAACTCCTGTGAACCCCTTCGATCTGTGGAAGGGTGCTGACTTCAAACTGAAGATCCAGAAGGTTGCTGGTTACTGGAACTACGACAAGTCTGAATTTGATCGTTCTTCCACCCTGGGTGACTTCGAGGATGACCAGCTTGAGCGCATCTGGAAGAAGGAGTACAGTCTGACTGCTTTCACTTCCGACGACCAGTTCAAGACCTACGAAGAACTGCAAGAACGTCTGAACAGCGTTCTGAACAGCGCACCTCGTCCCAAGTTCGATCGTGAGACCGAGGAAGCAGAATATGAATCTGCTCCTGCCGTTGAAGAACAGTCCTTCGCCCCTTCGTTCAAGTCTGCACCTGCACCTGATGCAGATGAAGACGACACCATGTCCTACTTCGCTAAACTTGCTGCTGAAGACTGATGGGTGACGCAGTACACGCTTGGAACTCCATGTCTTATGGCGAGGGGTTCCTCTTCTCGGTCTGGGCAATCGGAATGTACTACATCAAACTTAGGATGGACAAATACTTTCGATGAAGAAAAAAAGTAACGCTTGGAGAATCTGGGCAAAAGCACTCGGAGAAAAGGCAGGAAAGAATGACAAAGAGGCAGATTACGTGGCTGTGCTACGCACTTTTATATTCCTCACTTACCTTGTCACTAATGTTGCCATTGTTGCAAACGCAGTGAGACATTGGAACGATGTTCCTGCCCCTCCAGCGAAATCCACTTTTTAGTTACCAAAAACCCCGAAAAAAAATTCGGGGTATTTTTTTGTCTGTAGGTTTTTAGAGTTTTACGTCGTATGAGTTCAGACCTATCGTCTCGTTACCACTTTTACGTAGGATTCTTTCATATGTTTTGACAAACTCTTTGATTAGATCTGGTTTGATGATTTGAATTTTTTCTTTTTCACTATTCAAATCATTTTCATACGTATAGTTAGTTACAGACTGCACTGGAGTTGCAGTAATTGTAGACTGTCCATCATAGTAACTGACAGAAAATGATGGTGGTACAACTTTACCAGCAGGAACAATCAAATTATCATTTGCATCTCTTAGTTCTGTTGTGACATAGTGTTTGATTGCCCCAGGATTCTCATATTTTTCATTAACATACTCATTTAACTGGAGAGCACTCTTTGGCCACTGATCATGAAAATTTGTGATATTGTTAGCGATCAAGATAGTCCATGCATAAAATGGGTTGTCATACAATTCAAATGCAATAGTTTCTGGTTTTTCTCCATTTTTCACAATATACTCACTAAACAGCACCAGAGAGTTTTTGTACTCCTCTAGGACTTCTGCTCGTTTCCAAAGGTTTTTTGCATAGATCCATTTTGGATCTACTGGAGACCTTGATGTGTTGTAGAGTAAATCGGGTAAACTTTTAAGCATCAGTATACAACTCCAGTCTTAAAATCTTCTTCTGTAAGTGCGGTGAGTTCTGTGAACGTCAATTGCATGGTGACTAATGGAATTGTTCCATCAAATACTGTTGTCAATGTATTGAATGGTGTAGTGTTTACCTTTAAGTTAGTCAAAGCGCAAAGTTTAGTTTTTGGCATCATCGGATGCTGAATAGGTTTTGCTTCCCCGTTAGATACTTTGTTGAATTGTGGTTCCAGAGTGAATACATCGGGGAATCCAAGAACACCACCAGTTCCTCCACCTTGGAATGACTTGGGGTGCATTGCTCGTTTGAACCAGTTGATTAGAGTATCAACTACTAAGGATTCATCATAACTTCTTGAAGCCAATTCAAAATTCAATGTAAAGGATCTAAAATCCATATTTTTGAAAAATTGAATGGCATTTTCATTAGGTGCCAATCCAGCAAGACCAATTAAATTTGTTGGATTCAACTGACTAGCAACATTAAATGGATCAATACCAAAAGCAGCGCCTTGTCCAGCAGCTTGAGCTACTCCAGACGCGGCACTACCTACTTTTGCCTTGTTAAGAAGTGCTGCTGCGCCACCCATAATACTAGCTCCAGCTAAAGCAGCAGCTCCTGCATTAGCGGGATTATCTGCAATGAGGGCAAGCGTTCCTAGTTTAAATGTATTGTTCCAGTTAGCTCCATATTCATATTGAAATTCATTTGGAAGAGATAATCCCACATACGTGGTAGTTGCAGATGCAGCCGCTTTTTGATCTTGTCTTCTTTTCCTTGCTTTATCTATCTTTTCTTGTACGTCTTTATTATCAATTTTTCCATCTTTTATATCTTCCAGATACTCTTCGAGACCTTGAACACCTATATTTGAGTTGCCCTGTAAAGAGGGATCACCAAATTGAAGATCAGCTGCTAATTGACTGGCAGAAGTGTTGTAAACGTTGTGAACTAATGAACCAATTGTATTGGCAGCTGCACTGATAATATTACCTTCAGATAAAATTCTTAAAGCATCTTTCTGATTTTTTGCTACCTGAGCAATCCCTTCTTGGTATGAATATCGGTTGATTTTCATCCAAGATGCATATGGAATTTTATCTACCCCATTGGGGTACACGCCATACGCTAATTTTGTTGGGAGCTGTGCCATTATCTGTTTCGATAGAATTTTTCGAGTGGGAGCTGACTCAACACAAGTACATCTGCCTCACTTAATTCATAAAAATTGGTTTCCCTATTTCTTGGGATATAGTAGTGTAGTGTTTTGTTTGGAATTTTGCTATTCTTATTATTTAGAATGCCTAGTCTTTCCTTTGGAGAAACATAGTGCAGATTCATTCCAAGGATGTTTCCTTTTCTTTCCATTACCTTGATTAATGGATATCTGTCCCATTCTTTCAACACATCTCTATATTTGGGCATGTATTCAAAGAAGTAGTAATTTCCTTCCTTTACGTCACTACCTCTTCCTACCCCAGCATCATCAAGGATGCTGAAGACTTCAAATCTTAGATTGCTGTTGCTGATTCTCTTTCCTTGCAAGTCCTTCAAAAAATCATCAAACTTTGAGCTCAACTTCGGTGATAATTTTGAACTGCCAAAGCCTGTCCCTGCAGAACTCTTCTGCTGCTTTCCACTTTGCTTGGTTCGTGGCATAGGTCGCTACCTCCGTGATATAGCGTTTTGTCTTACGCTGCTGAGGTTTTGGACCTTCGACCTGTGCCTTGGGTTTTACCTCAACAAGGTATGTTTGTGTTTTGCCATTAGTTTCCTTTACTTTCATGTAAAAATCGGGAAAGTATCGATGCCATTTTCCGTCGATTGGTGACTTATATGGTATTACGTATTCTTCACTCGACCACTCAACGACGTTCTCGTTGTGGTCACAATAATACATGAACTTTCTTTCCCAGAGAGATCTATAGATAACGTTGGTTGGATCTCCCTTATATTTTCTCGGATAAGTTGGACGATATTTACCTTTGTATGTCGGCATAAATAAATAGGTCACCCCATAAGGGTATTTATGGCATCGAAGATTGGAGTAAATTCATTCAGAGAGATAATCCTGAAAGAATCGGGAGGAATTTCTTCGTCTAACCTCTATCAGTTTCAGATTGAGGTTGGTGCAAATTCAGCATTGAAAGACTACTTTGATGGGAACCTTAATAACATTGGTCTCACTGGTGGAGTATTCCGACTTAATCTTCTTTGCAATGAAATTCAAATCCCTGGAGTAACTTATTCTGCGTTTGATTTGAAATCTCCTCATAAGGGAATTACCCAAAAAATGGCAATGGGTAAAGTTTATAATGAGATGGATATCAGTTTCTACTGTGATGCAGATTCTATTCCTATTAAATTTTTTAGAGCATGGCAAGACATGTTGATGGGTCCTGCCGATAATCCGACAGGTGCATACTTGAAGTCTTCATCTACGTATAAGAATAGACATAGGGCGTTTTCCCAATATTACTATGATGAATACACTTATGGTGTTATAATTAATAAGTTAGAAAAATACGGAACTAAACCAGGAGAGGATTATAGAGAAGATTTTGGATTTAGGTTAGAAAATGCATATCCATATACAATCTCTTCCGTTCCATATTCTGCTGGTCCTGCTCAACTAGTCAAAGTTACTGTTGGAATGTATTACGAATACAGTAGCATGTACATAAACAACTGATTTAAAGTATGCCACTTCCTGAACTTACCACGCCAGTTTACACACTGACGGTGCCCTCTACAAAAAAGACAATCAAATATAGACCGTTTCTGGTAAAGGAGCAAAAGGTTCTGATTGTTGCTCTAGAATCTCAAGATAATCAGATGGTTGTAGATGCTATCTCTACTATCTTGAAGAACTGTATTCAATCAAGAGTAAAGATCGAAGATCTCTCTCTATTTGACATTGAGTATATTTTCTTACAGATCCGTGCAAAGTCGATCAGTGAAGAAATTCCCATGAAGGTCACTTGTCAAGATGACGGTGAAACTGAGGTGAATATTACTTTCCTAGTTGATGATGTTAAGGTTCATTTTCCTAAGGACCATACCAATATCATCAAATTGACTGATGATATCACTTTAGAGATGAAGTATCCAAACCTTGATTACTTTGCTAAAGTTACATTTAGCGATGAGCAAATCGATCCCTATGATTTGGTTGCTGAATGTATTCATAGAGTTTATGTTGGAAAAGAGGATTCTGGAACGTTCTCCTTCAAGGAAGCAAGAGAGTGGGTGGAGACACTCACCAATGTTCAGTTTGAGAAGGTTCAGAACTTCTTCGATACAATGCCAACGCTTCGTCATGAACTAAAAGTTAAGAACCCCAAGACTAAAGTTGAGAATACCGTAGTCTTACAGGGTCTAGTTGATTTTTTCGTATAGCCCTTTTCCAAGAAGGTTTGATGAATTTTTATCAGACCAACTTTGCCCTAGTTCAGCATCATAAATATAGCTTGACTGACATTGAGAACATGATTCCTTGGGAAAGGGATGTTTACGTGAACTTATTAGCATCTCATCTCCAAAAGGAAAGAGAGCGAATAGAAGAGGAACGTCGTAGAAGTCGCTAATGGCATCTGTTGAATCACAAGTTCAAGAAAAAGTTGATACAGCAGTGCTCGTCAAGTCTGCCGAGTTGTTTGGTAGATCCATGGCGTCTTTCCTTGAGACGGAGATGGACTACATTGGTTATCTCAGAGAGAGAAGATCTACCCTCGTAGCAGAAAATTCTGCTATCAAGAAACAAATAGATTCTTCTGGCACCACTCCCCAAGATGTGCAGGGGGATAAAAAACGTGGTGGATTTAACTTCTGGAATCTTCTTAGGGCAAAACCTAAGAGACCTGGAGGTATCAGAAGTTCGATGAGATCTGAGAGAAGATATCAGAGATCAGTAAGAAATACAAATAACGCACTTAAGAATAGAGGACTGAGTCCCAGTCAAACTCAAGCATATAGAACTGCAAGGGCTGGTGGTGCTACCCCTCAGCAAGCTCTTGCTCAGGCAAGAAAAGCTGCTCCCAAAGGTACTGGTGCTCCAGTATCTACTGGACCTGGCGCTCTTGGAGTTGCAGGTTCATTCCTGGGGAGAGCACTTCTTTTGTATGGTCTTTATGAGCAGACGAAGGAAGTTTTTAATCCCAATGACAACATCATTACTGCCCTTGGTGACTTGGGAACTTCAACATACAATATGTTCCAGTCAAATCCAAATAAGAAAAAATTATTTGATGTTAGGGGGGAGGGGCGTGAGGCTCAAATAAATCAATGGCACAATGAGAGAATTTTGAGAGAAAGAGCAAACTATCAACCAACAACTCCTGGATTCTCCGAGGGAAGAGCAATTAATACGCCAACTAGAGCATATATTGGTGAAGCAGGACCCGAGGTAATTTTCCCTGTTGGTAAGATTGGTGAAGCAATCAATGCAGTTTATAGGGAAGGTGGATCTGCAATGGTTGGAGCAACCCTTGCTTTCCTTCACGCAAGTCCAAGATCTGCAACAAATTCTGCACTTCTTTCTGAAGCAGGTAGATTGAAACAACAATTTGGTGTTTCTGGGGATTTTGCTCAGATTCAAGGGATTGGTCATTATGAGGTTAAACCAGTTCCAAGTCTCGAAGAGAGCATAAACAACCAAAGTAGTTCTGGAGAGACTACCACTCAAAGTCAAAGTATTGTGCAACAGTTCCTTAATTTTGGCGGAGGAGTTGTAAACAGTATTCTTGGCATTTCTCCCGCGAATGCACAACAATTTAATGGAGTATTTCTTCGTGGTGATCTAGCAAACACCCAAGTTCAAAACGAGATCACCGCTAAGGGATTGTACCTTGGGGCGGGTAAGAAGAAAGATGGTGCTACAGGTCACCAACATATTGGTATTTCTAGCAGAGTGTTTGGAACTAAGGATGGTGTTGGATCTGGCGCAAGTGCAGCTGGTCATGGTGGTATCGACATTGGAACCTCATATCAGAAAGGATATTATGTTTCGTTTGGGATGAGTGGCAAGGTTGTTTTTGCTGGACCTCAGGGTGGATATGGTAACCTAGTAATCATTGAATCTGGTGGACATGATTACTACTTTGCTCACTTAGCAAATATCTCCTCTGGTTTGACAGTTGGACAACCATATACTGGTCAAACTATTGGTGAGATTGGAAATACGGGCAATTCCTATGGTGAGCACCTTCACTTTGAAAAGCGTACTGCAGGCGGCGGGACAGGGACCAGAATGAATCCCGCAGCAGAATTGGGAGCATTGTCGATTGGCAGGAGGACAAAGGCAACTGCGCCAGCAAATAAACCAGTCAAACCAGCAGATCCATCAGCAGCGAATAAAACAGTGACAACTGCTCCAGTAACTCAAACGGCAAAGAATGGCGAAGCAGCACCCACGCAAGTCCCAGTGCCGATACCAGTACCTCAAGTAGTTAAGCAAATGGTTCCAGTTCCAATCAAAGAAGCAGTCAAAGCACTTCCATTTGTTGTGGATATTTTTGGCAAAGGTGGAGGTAGAAAATAATGGCAGACGATAAGTACGTAGGACTTATAGACGTAACAAAGGCACTTCAAGATGTCACACGACTGATGGAGCGTCGTGAGACGTTACTGGAGATGATGTTCCGTGATGACAGATATCAAGACTTTTTACAGCAGGAAGATGAGCAAGACACACTTCCAGGAGAGGATGATTCTGGAGTAAGTTCTCCTAGTGGAGGTTCTAAAGTATCTGATTTACTTCCTGCCTTGTTTTCTACAGTATCGTCCATGTTCAACAGGGACGATGATGATGCAGGTGAAGGAGCACCAACTCAAAAATTTAAGGATGGTGGTGTTGTAGGAACTTCTCCAATGATGCCAGGAATGCTTTCCTCACCATCTCAAACAAATCCAACAGGCACAACATCATTAGAGAAATCTGGATTTGATGATACGTTCCTTAAGAACATCTCTAAGAAACTTGAAGACGACTTTGATCTTGATCCAATGGTCAAGAAAGGATTTGGTCAGGCACTGTCAATGCCAGCAAGAGCTGCTGCAGCACATCTTGTCGATCTGATGTCAAAAATCCCTGCTCAGACTCCAGAGCAGAAGCAAATTATCAAGAACAATATTCAAGACATTGCTAACGCTTATGGATTGAACAAAGCGACCGTCATTACAAAGATGGAAAGCAACATGAGGGAGCAAAACATCTTTGAAAGAATTGGTGGTTTCTTTAGAGGTATACTTCCAAATGCTCCATCAGGACCTCCTGGTCCTCCAGGACCACCAGGAGATACTCCACCATCGGGAGATCCAAATGCTGCATCTGCTGCACCAGCAACTGGGGCAGGTGGACTACTTCAGTCATATTCTAATACAGTCAATAGTGTTAACAATACAGTTAAAGGTCTTCTTGGAATCAAAACTGAAGATACTGAAACTAAACCTTCAACTGAAAGTACAACAGGAGCAACTAAAGAACAAGTTGGTGATCTTGGAAGTGGTAAGGCAAAACCAATTCCAGTAGAATCTCTTGCTGGAAATACGCCAGGAGAGGAACAGAAGCAATCTCCAGTTGCCGCTTATTCATCCTTTGTAAATAGTGTTAATAACACGTTTAGTTCATTTTCAAAGATGTTTGGTGGTGGTGCCGCAGATGCACCTGCCGCTCCAGTCCAAACTTCTGCTGCTATTGATCCAGCAGCAGCACCATCGACAAACCTTTCTGAGTTGACTGAAAAGACAATTACAGAGAATCGTCAGATGCAGCAAGAAAAGGTCGAACTTGCTAGCGCAAAACTTCAAGCTCCAGCAGCACCTCTTCCTGCTACAGGTACAACCAGTTCTTCTCTAAACGAAATGGGAGACAGTGCATCTCAGGATACAAGAAGGTCTCCTTTCTTTGAAGTATATGCTAATTCCTCTCAATACGGCTAATGGATAGTTCACAAGGAAATTTCAACTTAGAAATATTGGATATTGGAGTGAACGGAGAGAGTTTCTCTTTTACTTCTAACCATCTTCTTGCATTGGTTTATACTGAGGATATCAAAACCAATACCATTCATGTAGAGATTACAATTACAGATTCTGAGACTGCTGCTATTTCTAATATGCAGGGTATGGAACCAGTTGTACTTTCATATACCGATAATGAAGAAAATACTCATTCTTGTAGTTTAGTAGTTTATGATATCCAGGATAGATCATCCTTTGAAGGAAAAGCAAAGGCGACTTTGATGTGTTGTTCTCCCGAGTTTATCTCAAATGCAGCAATTAAAGTTTCTAGAAGATTTGGAGCAGGTGAAGGTAAATTAATATCCGAAATTGTAGAACAGGATGTTATGAGAAGTTTGTTGAAGACCAATAAACCAGTTGTTGTTGAAGAAACCAAGAATAAGTTTTCTTTCATATCTGCTTATTGGTGCCCGTTCACCATTATTAAATGGTTAGCAGCAAAGGGGATTGGTAAGACTGGTAGTGGACCAAATGCCACCGCTGGATATTGTTT